TTATTTAATGAAACTACTATTATAGAGAAGAGTGAAAACCTTTCAATGTTCTTTGCCACATCTGAGGACGGATTTCGATCCAACAGTTTTATAAATGGTGTGAATACAAGACAGGGTGGTAACTATGTAGATTATATTACAAATGGTATCGCTGATGAACTGGCTGTAATGATTAAACGTAAATACAAAATCGAAGTTGTAAAAGCCACTATTAAAGGTGGGTTAACCTTTGTAATGTTTGCGCGTAACTTTGTGAATCCTAAATTTGATTCTCAAACAAAGGAACGTCTGACCAATCCAATGTCTAATATTAAAGAACATGTGGAAGCGTCAGAGATTAAAGATTTCCAGTCTCTTGCTAGAAAGATCTTAAACACATAAGAAATCATTGACCCTATTATAGAGGCTCAATTGGCCAAGAAACTTGCTGCTGATAAACGTGCAGCTACATTGGCTCAGAAAAAATTAAGAAAAGTGAAGGTTGCAAAACACATCGCAGCTAATAAAGATGACGCAACACTCAAAATTGTGGAAGGTGATTCTGCAATGGGTTTCCTATTAAAGGTAAGAGACCCAAACAAGATTGGTGCATTTCCTTTACGTGGTGTGATTATGAATACCTGGGATATGAAACCTGCTGATGTATTAAAGAATAAAGAATTAAGTGAATTGGTAGCTGTATTAGGACTTGACATTAACAATCCTGATTCGGTTGATGATATGACATATCAATATGTTGCAACGCTTACAGACGCTGACCATGATGGTATCGGTCACATAAGTCCATTGCTTATTGCATTCTTTTATAAATTTTGGCCTCGACTTTTAACTGAACAGAGAGTGATGATTACAAGAACTCCAATTATGATTAGTTCAAAGGGCGACGACATCGAATGGTTTTATACCTACGAGGATGCCATTGCATTTAAAGACAAAGAAAAGAATTACAAACACAGATACATTAAAGGACTAGGTTCATTGACAGAAGATGAGTATAGTACTATTATTAATCAACCGAAATATGATGTCGTCACTTTAGATGATGCTGATATGTTTCAAATGATGTTTGGTAAAGATTCAAGTCTACGAAAGGAGTTTATGTTTAAATGAGTGATTTAACTATGTTTACAAGTGAGAATAAATTAGGTACGGCCTATCCGATTTCAAAGGTTGCATTAAATGAATGGAAATCATTCGCGATGTATACAGTTGAATCTCGAGCAATACCGAATATGATTGATGGTCTGAAACCAGTCCAAAGATTCTATCTCTATTCCTCATTAATTAACTCAAAGAAAGATTTTAAAAAGGTATCGGCTGTGTCTGGTATCATTTCCGATTATGGTTATAACCATGGAGAGGCTTCGGCAGCTGGTGCAGGTCAGTTAATGGCAGCGACATGGAATAATAATATATGTTTAGTTGAAGGCCGAGGTTCATTCGGTACTCGACTGGTCCAGGAAGCTGGGGCGGCAAGGTATGTCTATACACGTCTCCATGATAACTTTAACAAATATGTAAAAGATTTGGATTTATCACCAGTTCATGATGACCCAGAACATGAACCACCAGCATTTTATCTGCCAGCCATTCCTTTGGTCCTTATTAATGGAACGAAAGGTATCGCGACAGGTTTCGCTACTAATATTCTCCCTCATTGTCCTGCCAGTGTTACTGAGGCTTGTGTTGAATATTTGGAAACAAAAGAAATTAAACAACCCATTAATCTCAAATTCCCAGAGTTTAGTGGAACAATAGAACAGAACAAGGAAGATCCTAAAAAGTATATCTCGTATGGTACTTACAGCAAACGCTCAAAAACGCAACTGCTCATTTCAGAAGTGCCATACGGATTTGATAGAGAATCATATGTTAAGGTACTAGACCATTTGGAAGACGAAGGCGATATTGTCTCATATGATGATCTCTGTGATAAACAAGGATTTAAGTTCGAGGTGAAATTAAAGCAGAACATCTCTGCAAAATGGACTCGGTCTAAAATAATCAGTAAGTTTAAATTGTCAAAACCATTTGCACAAAACCTTACTGTAATTGATTACGAAGGAAAACTTCGTGAATATGATGATGCTAGACAGCTGATTAAAGATTTTTGTGATTACCGATTAGGTATATTAAAACAAAGAATCGATGCTAGGAAAGCAGAGTATGAGGAAGAGGTTCGTTGGCTTAATGTCAAAATGGAATTTGTTCAGGCAAATGTTGATGGTCGTATTGTGTTTAAGGATAATACTAAAACGCAGGTCATTAAACAGATAATGGAAGAGACATCGGGCACTGGAGGTGACACAAACCGATTGCTCGCATTAAGTATCTTAAACCTTACAAAAGAAGAAATTGTAAAACTTAAGAAACAAATTGCAGAGTCTAAACGAACCTTGCACTTTTGGAAAAAGACATCACCACAAGAACAATTCATAACAGACTTGGAGAACATATAATGGCAAGTAATAGTAATACAACTCAATTAGAAATTGATACATCAGCACACATAGATGAGAGAGGCGTTGAAGTTTCTGTTTATATTGGTGCAAACTCATGCGAACCTTCTATTGAAACAATCTTTGATTTTGAAACATTGATTGAGAACCACTTTGAAAGTTATACAATAGGTGATAAGATTCGATCTATAGATGTTCCTGATGTAGAACTGTTGGTTACTAAACTTGAGCAGATGTCAAAGTATGCACGGAACATGCTTGAGGATTATAAAGCGGAGTCCATATGAATAAACAAGAATATAAAGTCACAGAGTCCGAAAGTAGAGCTAGAAAGTTAGCGAAGGACCTATCTGATGAACGAAAAAGATTAAAACAAGAACTTGCAGAATTACAACAAGAGAATGAAGAACTCACCCCCACCACACCTACTGGGACACCGGATTGGTATGTTAAATGGATAGCCACAATATTGGCTGTAAGTGGTGTTTTCCTTATTAGTGCTGGCTATTCACAGGAGGGGAACGTATCATATTTGCTCTCTACAATGTGTTGGGTATATGTCGGTATGGTTTGGAGTGATGGGGCTATTATGATTGGGTCCTCCATATCGGGAACAGCAGTCGCAATGAATTTAGTAACAGGAATAACTGGAGTATGAATATGAAATCAGATGGAAAATATACAGGAAATAGAAACTTTGATAAAGAGGCGACTGACCTATTAAAAGGTCTTTCAGAAAATAAACTTTATCAGTTGTTTGAAATCGTGCATAGGGAAATGAGAGGTCCTATGAACCCTGAAAGAAAACTTGAATTACAAGCTGTAAAACGAGCAATCAGAAGAAGCCCTTGGATTGAAAGCTATAAATTAGACAGACTTATTAATGGTTATCAATCAGAAATGGCTAGGACTGGTAAGCCAAGAGACGGACAAAAGACTTTAAGATAAAAGTGTCATAAAGTGTCATACAGCTTTATGGCACCTTTAAAAAGTGTCATAAAGTGTCATACTACCAATTTGTAATATAAGCCATAAACTCTTTTGGTAATAAACGCATGTGGTCATTGTCAAGCATTCTTTCTCTTAATGACTCATCCATAAATCTTAAACGATTTGTATCATGGAATGGCTTTAAAATTTTATGTCTAAACTTATGAAACTTTTCGGCAGAACCATATTGGGCATCTATATGTACATTTATTGCCATGTGACGAACATGGGCCGAAATATAATCTGTATGGTCCAAAAGAAAATTCAATTCAGCTCCCTCAGCATCAATCTTTAAAAAATCAACGTGATCCAAATCATACTTGTCAATCAGTTCTCTGAATGACATTAGCTTACATTCCTCTTCCTCGTCCCTATATTCTGGAAATTGATAAATGTTTCCTCTATCAATATCAGTCTTACCGATTGCTGCATGTACCGCATGGACTTTTGGTTTATCAGTATCCATATAATATTCAGCAACATTTTTAATAGCGGTCTTTAATAATCTTTTATTGGGTTCGACCATAATGACTTTATCTGCACCAGCATCTAATGCCTTGGCTGTAAACATACCATTCCCTGCGCCAATATCAATAACGGTGTCTCCTGGAAGTACTTCGTACCACCAGTCATATTTTTTAGTTGTGAAAAAGGTTTCGTGAAGTTTTGCAACCTCGTTGATGGGAAGACCGTCGGTGTCCATCTCATATGAAAGGGCTTTGATTCTCATAGTTTAATTCCTCAAATTGGATAAATAGTATAAAGCAATATATACTTATTTATAGGATTTGTTATGCCCGAAATTATCAATAATTATCTTTCACCAGCCTCATTTACTATCAGCATTGATAGGATGCCGAATGTTGAATTTTTTGCACAAGGTGTTTCAATACCAGGTGTGAGTGGTAATCCAATCGCAATGGCGACTCCACTGAGAACAATGTATCAACCTCAGGACCAACTTAATTATGATGACTTGACGATTCAATTTATTGTTGATGAGCAAATGAATAACTATAAAGAAGTTTTAAGATGGATGGAAGGACTTGGTGCTCCAGAATCAACAAAACAATATGCTGATTATGATAAAAACAATGCAACACTGGCTTCTGATATCAGTGTCGTCATAACAAACAGTCATAAAAATCCAAGCATTAAATTTACTTTTAAAGAAGCATTCCCAGTATCAATAGGTGGTATTGAGCTGAATGTGAATACACAAGATATTGCTTATGCAACTTGTGACGTAACAATGAGATACGAATCTTTTATATTTGAAACCATTTAAACGGTTGACATTACAATCCTTTCGTGATATAATGGTACTAAAATAGTACAACAGGACTCTATATAATGAATACAGATGATATATCAAAAATGTGGGCAGGCGACTCGCCGATTGACGAAACCAATTTAGTTGGTGAAAGCAAAAGAATCCCACAACTTCACAGTAAATACTACAACCTCTATTTCAGAGAGGTCCTTCGCGTCAAAAAACTTAAAGCAGAATATAAAGAACTTGAAATGGAAAAGCGTCATTATTATGATGGTTCCATGGACGAACAGACTCTAAAGGAACATGGTTGGAAACCTTTCCAATTAAAAGTATTACGTAATGATTTAGACAAGTATATCCAAGCAGACAAAGACGTTATCAAACTTAGCTTGACTATAGATTATCATACAGCGAATGCAAATTACTTAGAGGATATAATAAAAACAATACACAGTAGGAACTTTGTCGTTAAAAATATGATTGACATATTAAAGTTCCAGGCAGGAGATTATTAATGTGGGATAAATTTTTAGAGTGGGGTTTCAAGAGAGAAGCAGAGAATCAATTTAAAGATGTCGAAGCAGAACTCAAGCGTGAAGATAATCGTATTAAGATAGATGTAATGAAGGACGATACAGACCCAAACGAAATCACCATTGAAAACGCTTATAAAACAAGATGGATTTGGTATCATACAATTTTAGCAATTGGTATTTTCTTTACCAATATCTTATTGACAGCAATTTTACTAATATTAGCAATTAAACTATGAGTGACATAATTACAGTCGAAGAAATTGATGCGGTTTATATGCGCGTCGTTGCTGAGGCTAGTGTAAAAACAGAACTTGCAGACCATTTCAGTTTCAGACCAGAGGGATATCAATTTAATCCCAGATTCAAGGCGCGAGTATGGGATGGCATTATT